TGCCATGAGAACGATTGGGTTTTGTGTGTGTGCTCATCTTTGCCGGGCGCTTTCTAGCGGGTATTGACGAACTTGACGGTCTTCGCAAGTACTGTCTTCTTCCCACATTTGTGTGGTAGCTGTCACGATCGTGTCGGAGGTTTCAATACCGTCCGTCACCGCTGGCAGTGATAGGGTTGTTCGTTGGTGTTCGATGCTTGATTGTGCTGGGTGGGTTGTTGCACCTTTGGAGTTTACCACAACTATTCCGCCTTCGGGTACTGTGTGTTGTGGTGAGCCTAAGAATTTCGTTCAAACGTGTCAAGGTGACCATGCGATAACCTATTGTCGCATGCGCTCCGTGTGTTCTCCCCCCCTAGGTTTCGGCCCGGGGAGCTTGAGTGTTCGGCGCTGTGGTTCATGCCTGTCTTTGCCGTTTTCGGTGGGTACGTGGGGAAGGCGGGCCATTGTTGCGATGTGGTGTGGGTTGAGTCAGGGTTCTGCTAGGTGGATGTAGTTTACATGGGCTGACCTGTGTGAATTCCTGCCCCATCAGCTGGATTAACGATAATACCCGCGTTGTGTTGTGGTGGTGGGCCGTCTTGACTACTGTCTCGATGGGTTGGTATAACTGCGGTGTTGGAGGCTTCGCTAAGTGGTAACGGGTGATGAGAGTCGTGTCTTATCCCCTGAGAGTACAGAGTAGAGGGCTTTGGTGAGTTCGGGCGTCCCCATGAATCCGCGTGGGACGTCACTTGTATAACAAGTAGCGGTCTTTAAGAATGTTGCCCTTTTTGAAACTTTTTACATTCGCGCAAATAGCTGCTGTGCCACCGAAGGCACCCAAGAGCGGCATTTTGAAAGTTGGACCTAAGAGAGAGAGCCTTTTGGATAGTTGGATGAAGATTTGCAGGCCTAGGAATGATAGCGAGCGCAGGATAGCATTCGCGACGTTCCCTGGTAGCGTTAAGTTGTCACAAATGATTGAGCCACCTGAACAAGAGCCTGTTGTTGTTCAGCGTTGGAGGCGGGTGTTGCCTGTTGACGACTGCAAGTATGATTCCGATGAAGAAGAGTGTTCGGCGGTACCGTTGGAGGAATCGGAGGAAATCGTGTGTCGGTTTCACTTCGAGGAGGAGGATGAAGAGCCTGTTTTTGTTGGGAGGAGTCGGCGCCCAGTTGTGGAAGTTGAGGATGAGATTGAGGAAGCGGATAGGCCACCTTCACCGGTGGCAAACTTCGAACCGGTGGTTCGTATGTTTGATCTGCCACCGCATCTTGATGCTCTGTTCTTCCCTCCTGTGGTGCCTGACTTGCCTGTGGTGCCGTATGTTGCACCCCCACCACCCCCCCCGGTTGCCCCCGTTGTTCCAGTGCCAGTGGTGCCTGTTCTCCCGCTCGTTGAGTTGGAGGATTGGTATGATAGGCGCAGGGTTCCAGGGGTAATTAGGGAGGTTGATGAAATTGCTGCTCTCCCCGTCCATAATGGCCGTGCTCCTGACCCTTTGATGGAGCGGTGGCGTGTTTTGGATCCTGATGGTGATTATGATCCGGAGAATCCTGTCGACCCCGATGTTCCGTATTGGGAGAGGCAGGTTGATGGTGATGGAGATCCTTTACCAGGCAATGGTGCTTATGGTGATCCAGTCGTTCGGGTGAATGTAGCTCGGATGGAGTATTTTGACGTGCCGTTAACTCAGTTCACAGGTGTGTGGTCTGAGACTATGGCAGGTGTGGATCCCCATGACTACGGGTGTTTTGTCAAGGGAACCTTCATGCGTGTGAAGTTGCCGACTGCTATTGTGTGTACGATAGCTGCGCAATGGGCACATGTCCCTCATGATGTTAAGCGAGAGCAGTTTTTGGCAATGGTAGCGTTGGCAAAGTGGCGATTGCGAGAGGTCATTTTTGCGTCCCCCGAAGAGGAGGTGATAGCTGCAATGTATGTACCAGTGGTTGCTTATAACCGTTGGCATGCTGAGCGGCAGTCTACCAATGCCTTAATCGAGGAGCGTTCTTGGGACAAGCGTTGGTTCACTGGATTGGCGACTGTAGGGTATGCTGGTGCTTGTGTGGTCGGGTTTATGGGTTGTGGCCCTATTCTCTTATCTCTGTTTTTAGGAACCGGACTGGTGGCGCTCCAAGAGCGAGTGTCTTTGGGTCATAGGATGCCTGTGACTTCTAGATACGTACCACCGGCGGTTAGAAATTGAGTAAGAGTTTAGTGGCGCTCGTTGGTGGAGCGCCGCATCAGTGTTTTAGGTGGTCGCTTTGCAAGCAGCCATTTAATGGTCTACTTAAAGCTGGGGCTAAAATAAGTGCTCCCCGCAAGATAGTAGACCCTTTTGAAACGCGATTCAACCAGGTGAAGTGGGGTGTTGGTAGTGTTTACCGTCCTGTGGTTTACGCTCCCAACCTCCACAATGAGTTGAAGAGCCTTCAATTAAGACATTTGAAGCCCACGCCTGTGCCGGATGATGGATTTGTTGACCGTGCCATTCGTTTTTGGAAGAGAAATGTTTGGAAGATTTTCCCGAGAGTGAGAAATGTAAAGCCAGTGACGACTGACACTTACTTGTTGAATTCTAATGCGTCGCCAATGGTCAAGAAGATTTTGCGGCGTGTTGCAGATGGTATGGAGCGCGATGGATGGAACGACTCGATGTTGCCCAGTGGTGCTCAATTGCACAAGTGGACACTCAGGAAGTTTTTTGTGAAGGTGGAGAATTTGTGTTATCGTAGTCCGGTGGATCGTCTTCATAAGGCGCCGCGTGGGATTCAGGGTGCTCAGCCCGAGATGACGCTTATTTTGGGCAGATTCATTGCCGCACTCCAGCCGCGTATCAAGAAGCTTTTTGGGGCCGATTCTAATTTCATGTGGACCAGTGGCGTAAGTTCGCGTCATAGTGCCGATGCTTTCATGGCTCGGTTGGGACATATGTTTGAGGACGACATTTCTAGTTTCGATGCTTCCGTGTGTGCTAAACTTCTGAAATTCAAGGTGTGGCTTTATAAATGGTTCGGTGCTCCCCGAGCCGTGTTGGCGTTGCTACGTAAGAACGTCAATACTAGAGGAGTCACGCGTGGAGGTGTTAAGTATAAGGGGAAGGATGGGGTTAAAAGTGGTGATGGTGATACAGCACTTTATAATTTTATTCTTAACCTACTTATGCACTTCTTCGTCGTGCATGATGAATTGGGTTGGTCTATTGATGTAATTTATAAACGGTTGTTCATGTTGTTGAACGGTGATGATAATGCGGGTCGGTTGGATTCTGATCGCCCCGTGGATTTTGTTGCTGGAATGCGTCGGTTTGGGTTTAAGAGCGAAGCCATTTACCGTAAGCATTTTTATGACATGGAGTACTGTTCAAATAGACTTATACCAGTTGTTGGGGGGTATACTTGGTGTCCTAAGATTGGCCGTGTGATGGCTAAACTTGGATATTTTAATAATCCTCCTGATTTGGATGCTCGTGCAGTCGTTCGCGGTACAGCCTTGGGGCTGATTAAGGCCGCGTCTGGCTGTCCTCCCTTGCTATCCTACCTGCAACTGCTTCTTAAATTGAC